ACCAGTAGATGCAGGTTCAGAAAATGCTGGCTTACTTATGGGTCAACCAGCTTTAGCGTTCCCAGAACAAAATCACCAAGCGCATTTAGAGGCACATAAAAGTTTGTTTCTAACTAAAGTTGTGATAGAAAATCCACAAATCCAAGGTTTGATTATTAGTCATTGTATGCAACATTTACAGTTTTTGGCAGCACAAATAGCAGAACAACAAATGCCAGAAGAAACAAAACAACAAATTGCACAAATACAAGGACAAATGCAACAAGTATCACCACAAGAGGCACAGCAAATACAAATGCAAATACAAATGATTATGGAGCAATTTAGTTCGAGCGTAATGGCACAGCTAGCAAATGATTTCTTACAATCTATTGGCATGAACAACACAGGAGATCCATTAGTAGATATTAGAAAGAAAGAATTAGATCTCAGAGATAAAGAATTAAACATCGAAAACGAACAATTTATGCAAAAACAAAATCAAAGATCGCAAGAAAAAATGATTGATGCACAATTACAACAAGACCGTATGAATGTGCAAAAACAAATAGCAGATGATAAACTCGAGGTAGCAATTGACAGACTAAAACAAAATGCTGATTTGAAATTGCTAGAATTAGAAAATAAAATAAGAGGCTTATTATGACAACATCATATAAATTAGAAGCAGTAAAATTACTCAAAGCAGAAAAAAAAGCTGAAAGAGTTAAAGAAGCTGAGGAGCTGAAAGCTGTACAAGACGAAGAAGAAAAAAAACATCAAGCTAATCTGCGAAGAATAGCTAAAAAAATGGCTAGGATTGAAAAGGGTCTTCCAGTAGAAGAAGAAGTAGTAGTAGAAGAAAAGCCAGTTGTAAAAAAAGCGCCTGCAAAGAAAAAAGCTGTAGTAAAAAAAGCAGCAAAAAAGGCACCAGTAAAAAGAGGTAGACCAAAGAAAAAATCATAAATGGATGAAATAGTCTTAATCGATAAAATTAAAAAACTTATAGAAAGCAGAGAAAACCAAATACAAGAAACTTTAATGTCCGGTGGCTTGAAAGATATTGAACATTATAAATATTTGCAAGGAGAGCTTTCTGCTTTATACTATATTGCAAACGAGATAAGTGATATAGGTAAAGATTTATGAATACAGAACCAGTAGAAAATAGCGCTGTTGCTAAAAAAATAGCAGAAGCATACGTTGATCCTTCAGACATAGTATTAGATCCAGAAAAATTAGACGCTTCAATACTGGAGCGTATGCCACAACCGACAGGCTGGAGAATGTTAGTCCTACCATATGCAGGAAAAGCAAAAACGAAAGGTGGTATAGTATTAACAAAAGACACGAAAGATCGTGAGGCTTTAGCAAGTATTGTTGCTTATGTGGTTAAAAAAGGACCATTATGCTATAACGACAAAGGTAGATACGGTGATAAACACTGGTGTGAAGAAAAACAATGGGTTTTAATAGGGCGCTACTCTGGCTCTAGATTTAAACTTGAAGATGGTGCGGAGGTAAGAATCATCAATGATGATGAGGTTATAGCCACCATTCTCAATCCAGACGATATAGTGAGCTTATGAGTACAGAAAACGAAGTAAAAGATATTCAACAACCAGAGGTTGATGAAATCGAGGTAGAAGTTACTGAAAACGAAGCGTCTGCTGGAAGTGAAAACAACAGCGACGAGTTAGAAAATTATACGAAAAGTGTTTCTAAACGTATAAATAAATTAAATGCGCGCAACCGTGCAGAAAAAGAAAGAGCTGATAAATTAGAGGCAGCGTTACAACAAAAAAATAACGAGGTTAATCAATATTATCAGCATGCTTTACAAGCGCAACAAACTATTTTGCAAAAAGAAGAAGAGGCAGTTGAGTCTAAAGAAAGAGAGGCAAACGATCTTTATAAAAGAGCTCATGCTGCTGGTGACGCAGATCTCATGTCAAAAGCTGATAGCTTAAAAAGTGAGGTATCAATACAAAAAGAAAAAATTAGGATCGCGAAACAAAAACAAGAACAAAGTTCTCAGCAATCTCAGTATGTGCCATATCAAGAACAAGCACCACAACAACAAGCACCAGCTCCGCAGCCTACACAAGAAGCGTTGAACTGGCAAAAACAAAATCAATGGTATGGTCAAGATGCAGAACCAACACAATACGCATATTTTACTCATGTAAACTTGGTTCAAGAAGGTTTTGAACCAGACTCTGATGAGTATTACGATGAGTTAAATTCAAGAGTTTATAAAGTTTATCCGGATTTAAAATCCGATAATGCTGGACAAAGTGAGGGCAGACCCGCTGTGCAAAGAGTCGCCTCAGCTTCCGTAGGAAGTCGGCAAAAAACACAAGGCAAAAAGAACGGCGTATCTTTCACAAAAAGTGAAGTCGAAACACTCCGTGGGATTAAACCACATGGCATGTCGGAAGACGCCTGGTTGAAATCCGTTGCTAAAGAAAAACAAAAAATAGCTAACAGGGAGGCAAAATGACAGAAGCTAATAATGAAGTACAATCCAGAAAATCTCGTGAATCCGAGAACCACGCTAAACAAACTCGTAGACAACCTTGGAGGCCAGTAAGAAAACTTGAAACTCCTCCGGCACCAGAAGGATATGAATATCGTTGGATAAGAGAATCCATGTTGGGCCAAGAGGATAAAGCAAATGTAGCAAGAAGAATCAGAGAGGGTTGGGAACTCGTAAGAGGGACTGATCTACCTGCTGAATTTTCTTATCCTACAGCTGATACAGGTAGACATGCTGGTTTAGTTTATAGTGAAGGCTTACTATTGGCAAAAATACCTATTGAAACTCGTGAAGAGCGTAACGCTTATTACGAGGATCAAACTGCTATGAAAAAAGATGCTTTAGATAACAATATGTTTAATGAATCTAAAAAAGATGGCAGATATGTAAAGTATGATTCCGATAGAAAGTCAAATGTTACTTTTGGAAAAAAGTAATTAACGATTAGGAGAAAATCTTATGGCAAATAAAGATGCCGCATTTGGTTTAAGACCTGTTCGTGAGATGGGCGGAGCACCTTATTCTGGTGGTCAAAGCCGTTACAGAATCGCAAGTGGAGCAACAACTCCAATATTTCAAGGCGATCTTGTTACGCAATTGACAGCTGGTGTAATAGGAAGACATGCCGCAACTGGAACCGTTCCAATTGTAGGAGTGTTTAACGGTGTGCAATATACTGACCCAAGCACAGGCGAACAAGTTTTTCAAAATCATTATCCAGGCAGTATTTCTGCTTCGGATATTATTGCAAGCGTCATAGATGATCCAAACGTAGTGTTTGAAGTACAAGCAGATGATACCTTCCCGGTAGCAGACCTGTTTGGTAATTTCGACATTGTTGATGGTTCACCTGTTGGCGATACGAAGTCTGGGCGATCAAACCTAGAGCTTGATGTGACTACTGGAGCTACTACAGCTACATTACCACTTAAAGCTATTGATATATCCCAGGATCCCGATAACGACGATGTTGCATCGTCAAACACCAATGTTTTATGTGTGATTCAAAATCACATCATGGGACAAAAAGGTGCTGGTTTAGCATAAGGAGGACATAAATGGCTATTTCAAGAGCACAATTAGCGAAAGAGCTAGAACCTGGTCTAAACGCACTTTTCGGAATGTCCTATGACCAATATGACAGAGAGTATGAAGATATTTTCGTCATTGAGGATTCAAATAGAGCATTTGAAGAAGAGGTGTTAGTTACCGGTTTTGGTTCCGCACCAGTAAAATCAGAAGGTCAAGGAGTTAGCTTTGACAACGCATCTGAAAGTTTCAGCGCAAGATATACCCACGACACAGTGGCATTAGCTTTCGCTCTTACAGAAGAGGCAGTTGAAGATAATTTGTATGACAGTCTGGGTAAAAGATATGTTAAAGCATTAGCAAAATCTATGGCTAACACTAAAGAAGTCAAAGGTGCCGATGTTTTAAACAATGCTTTCTCATCTAGCTTCACAGGAGGCGATGGTGTATCTCTTATTAACAGTTCACACCCACTAGCAGGTGGAGGTACAGCTGCAAACAGAGCTTCAACTATGGCTGACTTAAATGAGGCTTCATTAGAAGACGCATTAATTGATATTTCAACCTTTACAGATGACAAGGGTTTAACTATTTCAGTACAGGCTGACAAGTTGGTAATACCACCTCAGTTAGTTTTTGTTGCTGACAGAATTTTAAACTCTGCACAAAGATCTGGCACAGCTGATAACGATCTCAACGCAATCAGAAACACAGGTGTATTACCTGGTGGTTACGTTGTGAACCATTATCTATCTGATCCAGATGCTTTCTTTATTTTGACATCTGTAAACAGTATGGGTGAAGGTCTTAAAATGTTCCAAAGATCTCCGATGGAGACATCAATGGAGCCAGACTTCTCAACTGGTAATATCAGATACAAAGCAAGAGAAAGATATTCATTTGGCTTCTCCGACTGGAGAGGTATCTATGGATCTCAAGGTGCATAATTTGAAGTTGTAATACACTTTATTACTCAGTATTACAAAGGGCCCACTTAGGGCCCTTTTTTTATGTTTATTTGTAAAAATATGTAAAAAGATGTATATTTGTATAATGCACAAACCGAAATTAGATAAAGCAGCTTTCAAAGAAGCTCTGTTAGATGTAAGTGTTGGTTTTGTTATGGCTTTTCCAGTAGCTTTAGCTGTTATTTCATTTTGTAGTTGGATCGGTTTTGGTGTCATACTAACAGCAGTCTTTCAAACCATAGTTTTTACTTTAGTTTCATTAACAAGAAAATACTTTATAAGAGTGCATTTTAAGAAGTTTGACGAAAACACTTAACTCTTTCTGTGTTGCAGAGAAGTTGCACCAGTAGTATGATAAAAGACGTAGAAATGATTGTTGCTTGCATGGTGTAAGCAATGGCTAATTTTATAGGAGGCTGATTATGACTACACATTTTACTTCGGGTGTTACTAATGTATCTTCGGATGGTTCATTAGGTAAATTAAAAGCACCTGCACCACATAAGTATCATTCGTACTTTAACGATTTTGATACTTACTTAGCGTCTGATTGGACGATAACTACAACCGAAGACGGCACAGGGTCCGCAACAGAGGCTTTAGCCGATGGTGATGGTGGCATTTTGTTAGTGACAAACGCTGCCGGAGATAATGACCATGACTTTTTTCAGTTGGTAAAAGAAGGCTTTAAATATGAAAGTGGCAAACAGTTAGCGTTTCATATTAGATTCAAATCTAATGATGCAACACAGTCTGACATTGTTGCTGGCTTACAGCTTACTGATACATCACCTTTAGATGTAACAGATGGTATCTTCTTTTTAAAATCAGATGGAGCTGCTACTATCAGCTTTATCGTTGAGAAAGACAGCACGCAGTCTACATTGACTTTGCCTAACTCTTTAGTAGATGACACTTTTATGTCTTTAGGTTTTGTTTACGATCCTAAAGATCAAAAGTTTCATGTTTATCAAGATAATGTTTTAGCTGGTACGGTGGTTAACACAAATGCTCCAGATAACGAAGAACTAACAGTTTCTTTCGGTATTCAAAATGGAGCTGCTGCTGCAAAAACCTTGAGTGTTGATTACATTGGCGCTCATAAAGAACGTACAGCTAACGCAGAGCTATAAGGAGTAAACCATGGCTGATACAGTAACAAGTCAAACTATCCAAGATGGTGAAAAACTAGCAATAGTAAAATTCACTAACGAAAGCGATGGCACAGGAGAATCCTCAGTAAAAAAAGTTGATGTCTCTGCTTTAAGCAAAGACAGTAGAGGAAGATCTTGTAGTTCTGTATCTATATCAAGAATATATTGGGCCTGTAGAGGTATGGGCGTTGACATTGAGTTTGACGCCACTACCAATGTATTAGCAATACCTTTACCAGCAGATAGCACAGGTGACGAATACTACGATTTATTCACAGGTATTCCGAACAATGCAGGTTCTGGTGTGACGGGTGATATAGACTTCACTACTGTAGGACACAGTAATGGAGACGCATATTCGATTATCTTGGTTCTTACAAAGAACTATAGTTAATGGCTGCAAAAAAACGTAAGGCAAAACAAGTCAGACGTACTGTTGGGAAGGGCGGTAATTATCGCCCTACCAAACAGGGAGCTGGGATGACACGAAAAGGTATAGCAGCCTATCGTAAAGCTAATCCTGGTTCTAAACTAAAAGGAGCTGTAACAGGCAAGGTTAAAAAAGGCAGCAAAGCTGCTAAAAGACGAAAGTCGTTTTGTGCAAGATCATTAGGTCAACTTAAGAAAAGTTCAGCCAAAACGAGAAACGATCCTAATTCTAGAATTAGGCAAGCAAGAAGAAGATGGAAGTGTTAAATGACTAAAGCAAAAATAAAAAAAGTAATTAAAGGGTTAAAAAAGGCAAGCAAAACTCATGCAGGTCAAGCTAAAACGCTTGAAGCTATTAAATTAAAAAAGGGTGGAGCACCTAAAAATGTTGCTAACCCTAGTTTATACGCAAAAGTAAAATCTGAGGCGAAAAGAAAGTTTGATGTCTATCCTAGTGCATACGCAAATGCGTGGTTGGTTAGAACTTACAAAAAACGTGGCGGTAAATACAAAGGCGCAAAAAAAGCTATTGGTGGGGAAATAAACAACAAAAACCTTAAACCAATACCAGCTGATAACAAAGGACTACCAAAGTTACCAAAAAAAGTAAGAAACAAAATGGGTTTCATGCGTAACGGAGGTGAAGTTATGATGGTTCAAGGCAGAGGTTGTGGTGCTATGATGGACTCCAAACGTAAAAAAACTAGAGTTCCTCGAAGTTAGTTGTAAGCATGCAAAAAAAAAGAGATCCAAAAAAAGGAACAGGGAAGAAACCTAAAGGATCTGGTAGACGCTTATACACAGATGAAAACCCTAAAGATACCGTAAGTATTAAGTTTGCTACTATGAAAGATGCAAACGCTACCGTAAATAAGGTCAAACGTATAAACAAACCATTTGCAAGAAAAATACAAATCTTAACTGTAGGCGAGCAAAGAGCAAAGGTTATGGGCAAAACTGGTATAGCTGGTGTTTTTAAAAGAGGCAAAGAGGCTATAAGAAAAGCAAGGAAAAAATAATGTCTTTAAAAGAGTGGTTTGGTAAAGGGCCCAAGGGCGATTGGGTTGATATAGGCGCACCTAAAAAAGATGGCAAGTTTCAAAAATGTGGTAGGCCAAAAGCTAAAGGGTCTAAACGTAAATATCCCAAGTGTGTTCCTAGGTCTAAAGCAAAACAAATGTCTAAATCACAAATACGATCTGCGGTCACTAGAAAAAGAGCAAAAAAACAAGGTGTTGGTGGAAAACCAACAAATGTTAAAACTTTTGCTAAAAATGGTGGTATGATAAGATCAAGGAAACCTAATATGGGTTTGTATGGCAGGAGCTAATTATGAAAAAATCTAAATATATGGCTAAAGGCGGCAGTATGAAGAAAAGTAAGTACATGGCTGGCGGTGGCGGTATGAAAAGTACAAAAGGCTTTGCAAAAGGTGGCGCAGCATTAATGAGTGAAATGAAAGCTAATCCAGGTATAAGTAACGTACCTAAATCAGTTATGTCAGCACTTATGGGTGCCGGCACCAGAGCACAAGGTCAAGCAGCTGTGTTAAAAGGCACAAAAGGAATGGCTAAGGGCGGCGCAATGAAAAGCACAAAAGGAATGGCCAAAGGTGGTGCTATGAAAGGCACAAAAGGTATGGCCAAAGGTGGTGCTATGAAAGGTCGCGGACTTTACGGTTAAAAAAATTAAATTTTAAATAAAGTGGCGTATTTAATATCTAATATTCCTCAATTTAAGTGTTGGGTGCGTAAAGAATTTACAACAAACCATCAACATGGTCATGGCGAGTATTTGCATGCTCTAGCCATAGCAGTAAACACAATGCCAGACAGATCCCTGTCTTTTCAAGTAGTTTTTACAGGGTGTGAAACCGATTTTGAAGATTATCCAGATGAAAACGTACATGGTGGTGCTATGTGGGCTAGGATGCCAATACAAGCTCTGGTTGCTGACGTGCCTTTATCTGAATGGCCAAAACCAATGAAAGATCATTTAGCGCAGCCTTGGGATTGTCTAAGCCATCATCATAGTGTTGTTTGTATTGATCGAGTTAGCTCTAGTCCTTGGTATTGCAAGATAGATGGTGATTTTCATTTAGGCAAATATATGTTTACTGTCGATTATACAGATCATTCGATTGCAGATGACCCCGCTCAACATAAACAAAGTCATCTATTATATCTGACGGATGCAGGTGAATACACTGGCAATTTTGTAGCTTTGCCTAATAACCGTGTAAGAGCAACTAATCCGGCATTATGGAGAACAGGAGAAGGCCCACCAGATTTTTCTCCATCACAATGGGTTCACTCAGCAGAAGCACACGAAAGTTATACTGATCCCCACATTACATTTGACAATTTATATGCACAAGAGCAAGATATTGAAAAGGAATAGTTATGGCAACATCTGGTAGTAAAGATTTTGAACTTGACGTAGCAGAATACGTTGAGGAGGCTTTTGAACGCTGCGGGTTAGAGTTAAGAACAGGTTACGATCTTAAAAGTGCCACTAGAAGTCTAAATTTGATGTTAGCTGAATGGGCAAACAGAGGCCTCAATCAGTGGTCTATCAAAGAAAAAACAGTAACGCTAGTAAAAGATACTAAAACATACAATATCGATAGTTCTAACGCTACAGCACCAATTGACGTATTAGATGTTTTTATTAGAGAAACAGTAGGCTCTGAGGCTACAGACATTCCTATGACAAGACTAAGCAGAGCTGAGTATTCTAACATAACGACTAAATCTAGTACGGGTAAACCTAATCAATTTTTTGTAAACAAACAACTAACACCAACTATTTCAGTTTGGCCTACGCCAGACAAGTCAAGCACATACACCATACATATGAATGTTCTTACAAGAATGGACGATGCAGATGCTGGAGCAAACACGCTTGACCTACCTTTTAGGTTTTACCCTTGTCTGGCTGCTGGTCTTGCTTATTATTTATCATTAAAAAGAGCTCCAGAAAGAACACAAATGTTAAAAGCACTATACGAAGATGAATTTAATAGAGCTTTATCCCAAGATGAAGATAGAGCATCATTTAGAATTTCACCTAGTTTGAGGAGTTACAATAACGCATAATGGCTTTTGCATCTGGAAAATACGCATACGGAATCTGTGACATAACAGGTTTTCGTTATAAGTTGAAAGACATGAGAAAAACCTGGGATGGTTTATTGGTTGGGCCAGATCAATGGAGTGCCAAGCATCCACAGCTTATGCCTAGACACTCCTCACAAGATCCTCAAGCTCTTAGAGATGCAAGACCAGATAAAGCGGACGACAATACAAAATTTTTAGTTTATACAAACGTAGGAGATGGTAAATTAGGCAGCGTACTAGATTCTTTTGCTGTCACTACAAGTGTTGGTGAGGTCACGGTAACAACATGAGTTTTACATACGGCACATTAAAAACAGCAATACAAGATTACTTAGAGGTATCAGAAACTACCTTCACAACTCAATTACCTACAATTATCAAAGAAGCAGAAGATCGTATTTTTTCTTTTGTGCAGTTGCCAGAACAAAGAAAAAATGTCCAGGGTACACTTACCACTGGTAATAGGTTTTTAGCTACACCTTCTGATTTTTATATACCTATGAGTTTAGCCATTATAAGCTCTGACACTTATGATTATTTAGATTTTAAACATCCATCATTTATTAAAGAATATTCTTCTGGCACAACTCGATCTACACCAAAGTATTATTCTTTATTTGATGACACAGCTTTTGAAGTTTCACCCTTGCCAGATGCAAATTATACGGTTGAACTTCATTATTTACATAAACCAGTATCTCTAACAAATGGTAGTGACAGCGGTACAACTTTTCTATCTACAGATTATCCAGACGCTTTGTTGTATGGATCTTTAGTAGAGGGTGCTATCTTCCTTAAGGAATCCGCAGATGTCGTTGCCCAGTTTGAGGCACGATTTAAGGAGGCGGTAGGTAGAATGAAAAATATCTCAGAAGGTCGCGGCACACGCGACGAGTATCGATATGACTCATTACGTTCCAACGTAAGTTAATGGGTCCTATAGAAAGTTTAAAAGGTAAAACAGTAGCAATAATAGGCTTGGGTGTGTCACAGGTAGATTTTGCCATTGGTTTAGAAAACAGTAGAGAATGGGATGAGATTTGGTGCATAAACTCGGCAGGCTTAGTTTATCCAGCTGACAGAATATTTGCACTGGACCCAGCAAGTAGATTTTTTGATAGTCACGACGCAGGTAAACAGACTAACGCTATGAAAAAACTTATGGCAACTTCTGATATACCTATTTATACAAGTGAATTAGACTCACGCATAAAAAATGCTATACGGTACCCAGTAGAAGAAGTTTGTA